CTGACCGCTTCCGGTGTGCCACCACCGGGGGCGGTCTTTTTTTTTTTGCCTTCTGTTACGATCTGTTCTATCAAAAACCTTTATCCTATCTGGTATTTATCTAATAGAACAGATAGAACAGATGTTATATTACTTAAACTTAAAAAGTAAAAAAAAAATATAAGAAAGTAACATTAAAAGAGAATGGGAAAAAGATGTGTTCTATCTGTTCTAATTTAGGACTTCGGATAAAGTGTTTGATTTGCCCATCGTATTTGTGAAACTTCCCCAGCGCCATTTAGATAAAGTACAGGATTATTCCCATCTTCTGTTCTAATCCTATATCCAATATCATCCGTGTTATAAAGTCCATCAAGCATAGTGTCACGGGAAATAATTTCAATACTGCCAACACCACATTCCTGAAGGATACCCCAAATGGTTTCGGCCTGTGCTTCAGTAACTTCACAGGAATTCATAATAGCTTCGATGTTTGGATCAGTTTTTTGATATTGTTCAGGGTTTTGAACTACCCTTGAAATACCAAAAGCTAAAGCCCCTATAAAAATAATTGCCACAACTAAACCAATTTTCTTTTTCATATTTATCTCCTTTATCTAACATCACTTTGGAAAGCAACTGCCTTCCCCAGAATAATTATATGATCCAGTTGTTCCCCGGTATAGACCAGATCTTCATAATCAGGATTTTCAGCCTTCAAGATTAGTAAGTTTTTTTCTGGATAGTAGTTGACCCGCTTCAGAGTTGCTTCATCATCAATGACCACGGCGGCAATTTCACCATTGTCAACCATGCTTTGTTTTCGGATAAATACAATATCACCATCATAAATTCTGGCCCGGATCATGCTATCACCTTTTGCCCGTAAGCAAAAATCAGCTTCAATTTCCGCCCCGGCTTCTACATACAATTCTTTTTCTTCATTGGCGGTGATGGGTTTCCCACAAGCGATTGTTCCAATCAAAGGGTATCTTTTTCTTTCAATCGGGAACAAATTTTCAAACTTTACTTGGGATCGTAGAATATCAAGATCAATGGAATTATCAATATCTTCTAACCATGCCGATTTACTTCTATGATCCGATTTACCAAGTAAATAATCCATATCAACATTGAAGTAATCAGCAATGGCTTCAAGGGTTTCTATACCGGGTTCTCTTTCTCCACGCTCATACATATTGACGCTACTTTTAGAAGTTCCGAGTTGCTTTGCAAAATCCTGTTGAGATAAACCGGATTCCCGGCGTAAAAGTTTCAAACGCTCATTGAACTTTGCCATTAGTAACACCCCTTTCATTTATATTATACACAATTTGTGCACAAGGTCAATCCAGCATAGTGCACAAATTGTGCCTTTTTATTTTATGCACTTTTAGTGTTCGATTCAACTTGACATTTGAGCACATTGGGTGTACTATAATAGCAGACGAGCACAAAAGGTGCACGAAAACAAGAAAGGGAGTGAGAACATGATCCAGAAGGAAACCACGGGAATGATTCTTCGCAAACTGCGTGGGGATCGAACCCAAGAAGAAATTGCCGCCATTCTTGGTATTACGAAATCTTCTTGGGCCATGTATGAACGGGATGAAAGAGTTCCCCGTGATGAAGTCAAAATTCGGATTGCCAACTTTTTTGGTAAGACGGTGCAGGAGCTTTTTTATACCCCGATTGAGCACTATAAGTGCTCATAAGAAAGGAAGAACATCAATGAATGAAGTAAGCCTGAAGCCGGTCATTGAAGAACTTGAAAACTTATTTTCAAAGTTCAACGCCCGGTTCTTTGCTGACAAGCTGGAAAAGCCCGTGATCACCGTTTCCCCGGATCATACCCGTGGGGCCTATGGCTGGTGTACTGGCTGGAAGGCTTGGAAGGCCGGGGAAGATGAAGGCCACTATGAAATCAATCTGTGCGCCGAATACCTGAACCGGCCCTTTGAAGAAACCTGTGGAACCCTGATCCATGAAATGGTTCATCTTCAAAACCTTCAAGACGGTGTTCAGGACACTTCACGATCTGGCACCTACCACAACAAGAAGTTTAAGGAAACCGCTGAAGCCCACGGCCTGACCGTGGAGAAAGGCGAGAAGTACGGCTGGCACAAAACAGCCCTTTCCCCGGAAGCCCTTGAATTTGTTCAGAGCCTTGGAAAACAGGGGTTCACCCTTGTACGGCCCCGGCCCATTGGCCTAAAGGGTTCCAGCAAGGGGGGGGGATCAAGTTCCCGGAAGTATGTTTGTCCCTGTTGTGGGGCCATTATCCGAGCCACCAAAGAAGTTCATGTAATCTGTGCGGATTGTGATTGTGAATTTCAGGAGGAAATCTAAATGAGAAAAAAGAGGAAAACCGTGTGGGCCTTCCTTGATGGGAAGAAACTGGTGGATGTTGTTCAAGCGGCCCTTGATAACAACATGATGGTGGATGATCTGAAGGCCAAGTTGATTGCTGAAAATCCCGGCCATGAAGTTACCTTTAAGGTTCTGTGATGGGAGGGATACTCAATGAATGTGAAACTGACCAAGCGAAAGGCATGGGAGCTGATCAGCCGGATTCAACCCCGGTTGAACATCAAGCAGGAAGCCACCCCGTCTGATGTGGCAATCTTCAAGGCTTCCACCGGCCCTGAAGGGCTGGAAATCAGATGTGAAAATGACTGGTTCAACCACAATGGCCGGATCAAGCTGACCATTGGCAATGTGGATGGCGGAACCCCTATTATCCGCTATTACTACCCCGACACCCTGAACCGGGATTATGTGGCGGAACAGGCCGAAAAGGAAGCTGAAGCCAAGCAAGCCCGTAAAGAATGGGTTTGGGCTATGGGTAAGGAAATGGCCCATAGACTGGTTGATCAGTATTGGGAGGGCTGAAGATGTATGCACCTAATACCCCCCCCCAACCTGAATATTGGGTTTTATCCCTTTCAGGTGGTAAGGATTCCACCGCCCTTGGCCTTGAATGGTTAAAGCGGCACCAGCAAGACCCGGTTACATATCCGTTGCATGAAGTCATTTACTGTGACACCGGAATGGAGTTCCCGGCAATGGCTGAGCATATCAACCGCCTTGAACAGATTTTCACCGGAGCCGAGATCAGGTTCACACGGCTAAAAAGTGAAAAAACCTTTGAATGGTATATGTTTGACTACTACCCCAAGCGGAGCAACCCCGCATTGAAAGATAAATCCGGTTGGAGTTGGCCGGGGCCAAAAGCCCGTTGGTGTACCAAGGTGCTGAAAACCAAAGTAATCAACAAGTATTTGGATGCCTTGCGGAGCCAATACAACATGGTTCAGCTTGTGGGGCTTGCCGCTGACGAACAGGCCCGATTGAACCGGGAACATAATCAAAACCCGGAACACCGTCACCCGCTGGCGGAATGGGGTTGGACTGAAGCGGATTGCCTGAAGTATTGCTATGAAGCCGGGTTTGATTGGGGCGGCTTATATGAAATCTTTCATCGGGTTTCCTGTTGGTGTTGTCCCCTTCAGAGCCTTGATGAATTGCGGAAGTTACGAACCCATTTCCCTGATTTATGGGCAAAGTTGCTGGATATGGAACACCAGACTTGGCGAACTTTCCGGGCTGATTATTCAGTTGACCAACTGGAAATCCGCTTTGCCTTTGAGGAAGAACGGTTGGCCGCTGGCCTTCCAATCAACCGAACCCGTGAATTTATGTCAGCCCTTCGGAAACGGCTTGAAGAAGCGGGTTTCCCACAAATTACAAACCCCAAAACTAATGATGCTTGGTTTTGGGATGATGATGAATAGGAGGTTATAAATGTGAACACCTTTGCAGAGCGTTTGAAGTACGCAATGGAACAGGCTGATTTGAAGCAATCTGCCCTTTCCGAACAGGCCGGGATTTCCAAGGCCGCAATCAGTCAGTATCTTTCCGGGAAGAACACCCCCGGCCCGGAGCGGATCAAGGCGCTGGCCGATGTTACCGGCGTGACCTTTGAATATCTGATGGGCTATGGAGCCGCCCCGGTGAAAGATGCTCCGCCCCCGGTGAAGAAGATCAGCGTGAAGGAAGCGGCCCGGTGCATGGGCAAATCTGATCAGTTTGTGCGGATCGGCCTTCAGCGTGGGCTTCTTCCCTTCGGTAATGCGGTTCCCGGCACCGGGAACAACTGGAATTACTACATTAACCCCACCAAGTTCAGGGAGTATGTGGGCGCTGAAGTGTTCAACAGCTTTTTCGGCTTGACCGCCTGACGATTGGGGGGGGGGAATGAGTGAAACCAGCAAAGAATGAGGTGGGCGGCGGTGTGCGGTTGCCTAAATCCTTCTATGAACGCCCCCTTACCCCGAAAGAAGCCCAATTCGCCACGGACAACATCAACATTGTTTGGTGGTACTTGGATCAACAGGGCCTTGACCGGGCGGAATGGTTTGATGTGGTGATCTTCCGGTATCTGTTGAGTGTGAAGCGGTGGTTTGCCCTTCCTGATCTTCAGAAAGTGAAGTTTGTCACTGTGGCCTGTAAAGCTATGAAATCTGCCATTGGGCATGAGCGAGAAAAGCGGAGCCGGGAACCCCAAACCGTTAGCCTGTATGATCCTATCCCCGGAACTGAAGATTTGCTGTTTATCGACACGATAGCGGCCCCGGAAATTTTGTAAGAAGGTGAAGTAATGGAAATCAAATACAATGTTCAGGCCCCGCCCAAGGGCAGTTTCAATGGCGGTGTTAAGAGCGAGGAAGTCAAAGCCATTGAAGATTTTCTGACCAGCGGCAACGCAAAGAATATGTGTTTCGAGTATGAAACCGATCAGGGAGCTAAAAACAAGTTGGCTACCATTTCCAGCCACAAGCGCAAATGGAACCAGACGGCGGCGAAAAAGTATGATGCCTACCGTGTGAAGAACTGTATCTATATTGTCCGGCTGACCGGAAAGAAAGGATGATGAATATGAAAACCCGTTTTGATGGGAGCCTTTGGATCGGCGCAAGCGGACAGGCTTTCAGCCCCGTGGAAATGACAACTGATCACCTGTTGAATACGGTGAAGATGTTGAAAAACCGCCCCGCCGTTGTGGTATCTATGATTGTTCGTGACATTGAAGCCGCCCCCGATTGTTGCCCTTTTGATCCCTTCGGAGTTGGTCATTTTGGAATGGTAAAACAGTCTTTGTTTAACATTACTTCCATGACCCCTGAACAGATCAGCGATTACGCATTGAACAGTACATTGGGAACGGCGCTGAAGGCTGAACTTCTTTCCCGTGGCGTAAATGTGGAAAATTACATTTCCATGATTGAAACGCCTGAAGTTTTATGATCACGCTATTTCAGCACCAGCAAAAGGCCCTTGACCTGACGGAAGGCCACAACCGATGCGCCTATTACCTTGATATGGGGCTTGGGAAAACCTTTGTTGGTTCAGAGAAAATGAAGGAACTGAATACCCGGATCAATCTTGTGGTGTGTCAGTGTTCAAAGGTTCCTGATTGGATTGAACATTTTCAAACCTACTACACCCGGAACTGTGTCTTTGACCTGACCGATCCCAAAACCTTCAAATGGTTCATGGAACAGATTCAGTGTGAAGTTCCAACCCTGATGATTGGCGTGATCAACTATGAACTGACCTTCAGGCGGAAGATTCTGAAAACCCTTTCCGGGTTTACGCTGATGCTTGATGAAAGTTCCCTGATCCAGAATGAGAACGCCAAGCGGTCAAAGTTCATTCTTGGGTTGAACCCTGAAAATGTGATCCTTCTTTCCGGCACCCCAACCGGGGGCAAGTATGAAAAGTTGTGGAGCCAATGCCGCCTTTTGGGGTGGAACATATCAAAGGAACTGTTTTGGAAGCAGTACATTGAAACGGAATGGGTTGAAGAAGATGGGTTCTGGCGGCAGAAAATCACCGGTTACAAAAATGTTGACCGGCTGAAAAAGAAGCTGGCTGAATATGGGGCCGTGTTTATGACCACCGCCGATGCCGGGATTGATCTTCCTGAACGGAACTTTATTCCCGTTAGAATGCCCCCGGCAAAGGAATATTGGAAGTTCTGGCGGGAACGGGTAGTGAGTATCAACACCACCACGCTTCAGGAATTTGAACTTGATTCAGATTTTTGGGGTTCCAATGAAGATTCCGAAAGGGAATTGATTGGTGATACCAGCTTAACCCGCCGCTTGTATGCCCGTCAGCTTTGCGGCCTGTATAACCCCCACCGTTACAAAGCCTTCAGGGAGTTGGTGGAAAGCACAGAAGATCGCCTGATTGTATTCTATAACTTCACGGAAGAAATGGAGCGGATGAAGGGGATTGTAAAAGCCATGAACCGCCCTGTGTCCATTCAGTCTGGTGAAGTGAAGGATTTGGGCGCTTACAACTTCCATTCCAATTCAGTGACATTCATTCAGTATCAGGCCGGGGCAAGAGGGGGCAACTTCCAAAAGGCCAATAAGATCATTTACTTCAGCCTTCCCGAAAGTTGGGAACTGTGGGAGCAGAGCCAAAAGCGGATTCACCGCTTGGGGCAGAAACGCCCTTGCTTCTACTACTGGATGATTTGCCCCGGCACCGTTGAAGAAAGCATTTTTGCTACTTTGCAAATGAGAAAGGACTATAACGATGAACTGTTCAGAAACTACGAGGCGGGCCACCCAAAAGGCTAAACAGAACCAATGGTTCCGCAGAATGTTCACCGTGGCCCTTCTGATAGGGCTGGTGATTGGCGGACTGCTGGTGAAGTTGCCTGACTGGATCAGCCGCCCGGAGCCTACCACCACGGCGGTTTTGTATGGGGCCTATACCGGCCAAGCTGTCAAAGTTCAGAGTGATGGAACCATTGTTCAGGCCGGTGATTTTACCCCTTTGAATGTGCCGATGGATGAAAGCCTTCAGGAATACACCTATTGGATGGCGGATGCCTATGACATTGATTTTACTTTCCTGATGGGCCTGATCCGCAACGAAAGCAATTTTCAAGCGGATGTTATCAGCGCCACCAATGATTATGGGCTGATGCAGATTAACCAGAACAACCATGAATGGTTGACTAATGCTGTTGGTGTGACAGATTTCCTTGACCCTTATCAGAACATTCAAGCGGGGGTTTATATCCTGAACACTTTGTTTGAAAAGTATGATGATCCCCACATGGTTCTGATGGCCTACAACATGGGGGAAGGCGGCGCTTCCAAGCTGTGGGATCAAGGTGTTTATCAAAGCAAGTATTCCCAACGGGTGATTGGCTACCAAGAAACCTACATAAAGGAGTTGAACGAACATGACCAAATGTGAAAATCCGTGTCCCTATGGCAAGTTTGATGGGTGTTGCCACTTCTGCCCGGATTGGGGTTCCTGTGCTGACGCTTGCCCGGAAAAAGTGGATGAATGCGGACAAGCCATTTTCGATGAAGAAGCGGGGCTTCAGGCTTTCCAGCAATCCCAGCTTGCCACCCTGAACGCTATTGCTTCCTTGACAGCCCACAAGAAGGCCATTGAGGATCAGGAAAAGGCCATGAAAGCCGCCCTGTATGAAGCCATGATGAAGTTTGGCGTGAAGAAGTTTGAAAGTGATGTGTTGAACCTGACCTTGGTTGAACCCACTATTGAAACCCGGCTGGATTCCGCCAAGCTGAAGAAGAAATATCCCGCTATTGCGGCGGAATGTTCTAAATCCAATACCAAGGCCGGTTATGTGAAAATCACCCTGAAGGATGGTGAAAAGTGATGAAGAAAATTGCTTCGTTGTTTCTGCCATTACTTTTGGCGGTCAGCCTGTGCGCCTGTACTGAAGCAAGCCAAGTGAACCACAACATCAATCAGGCGGCAGACAATTTCAATATAACCCGCCGCTTGGAGGTTATCAACGCCCGGACAGATACCCCGCTTTTTGAGTTGATCGGAAACTTTTCACTGTCCAACAATTCTGAAAATGAATTGGTTGTAACCGTGGAATTGGAAAATGGAACCTACAAAAAGCATTATGTGTATCTGAACGAATACACCATGTATGTTGTCGAGGATTTGAGCGGTTCCGATGTTTCCCCCTATCACTATGAAATCAATGTTTTGCCTGAACAGTTCCAAGTGTTTGAACTGATCCATGAGCCTTAAAGGATGGTGAACCCCTATGGCAAGGGATGAAGTTTGGGACGCATTGCGGGAACACGCCCGACAAAACCACAAAGACCGGGTTTCCAAGAACCCTGACCGGATCGCTTATGCTATCCAGCAGTTTGAAGCCCACGGGATTGAATACCAGTTAAAGAACCCGCAAACCGGCCATTTCCATTGCTGGCGGAAGTCTGATGATCAACTGTTTCAGTTCTATGCCGGAACCGGCAAGATTCAGGGCCTTCAAACCCGTGGCATTCACAACCTGATCAAGATATTGGAGGGGTGAAAACTATGGATGAAATTGAAAATATTACGGATCAGATTTCGGGGTTTTCAGAGGAAGTTGGTACAGCAATTCAGGAAATCCAAAAAAAGATTCAAATGTTCTGAAGATCAGGCAACTAAAATCGTTTCCCTTGGATTGAATGCTATGTTTATTGAAGTCTTACATCATAAACTTGGCAAATTGGCTATTGATGATTTGACCGTCTTTAATGAGGTTACAAATGGCCGGTGAAAAGAACTTTGAAAACCGCTTGAAGAAGTGGTTGGAGTGTGAGGGGATTTATCCCTTGGGCCACCCGAAAGACCAAATGCCCGTTGCCCCCTGTGGGTATTGGGAAAAGCGTTGGGGCGGTGGAAGGTATGTGAAAAGCGGCCTTCCTGATATGCGGATTGTGGTGAATGGGATAGCCTTTGAAGTGGAATTAAAGGCCACCAACGGAACCCCTTCAGAACTGCAAAAGCGCAATATCCGCCAAATCAATGACAGCGGCGGAATGGCAATGGTGCTTTACCCGGAAGGGTTTGACACATTCAAAGCCATGATAAAGGGGGTGAAATCATGCCCACAAGATGTTCCCATAGCCGGGTTGAGAGTTTCAACCGTTGCCCTTTCAAATACTTCTTGCGATATGTTGAGGGATTAGACACGATCCCGAACATGGAGCCGGACAACGCCCTGATTTTGGGGACGGCCCTCCACACTGGAATTGAAGAAGGCGTGGATCAGGCTTTGGAGTTCTACACCAACAGCTTTCCCATTCTGACGGATGATCACATTCACGAAATGATGAAGCTGGAAGCCCTGATTCCCAAGGCAAAGGCCCTGTTGCCACCGGGCGGAACCTTTGAACTTCCCATTGGCAATTCTGACTTCATCGGGTTCATGGATTATCTGGCCCCGGTGGATGAAGGAACCTTCGATTTGTACGACTTCAAATATTCCAGCAATTCCAAAAGCTACATGGTTTCCGGTCAGTTGCATGAATACAAGTATTTCTATGAACTGACCCACCCCGGACACCGGATCAGGAATATGTATTTTCTGTTTGTCCCCAAAGTGAAGATCAGGCAGAAGAAAACAGAAACCTTGGCCCAATTCCGGGATAGGTTGCGGGAAGCCCTGAACGGGGCTGAACCGTGGCTTGAACAGGTTCCCTTCAATCTTTACAAGGTTGTGGACTTCCTGACCGATGTAAAACACATGGTTGAAGAAACCGATTTTCAAAAGCACCCAAACCACTTTTGCGGGTGGTGTGAGTATGAAGAATATTGTCAGAAAGGATGGGATTATATGTTGCTTCCCAAAAATGAACGGCGCAATCTGAATGCCACCAAGAAGAAGGTTGTGTGGATTTACGGCGCACCCTTCAGCGGCAAGACCTTCTTTGCCAACCAGTTTCCTGATCCCCTGATGCTGAATACGGATGGCAACATCAAGTTTGTTGATGCCCCCTATATCGCAATCCGGGACACGGTGACGGTGGAAGGCCGGTTGACCAAGCGGCAGTTGGCGTGGGATGTTTTTTCCGATGCCGTGGCCGAACTGGAAAAGAAGCAGAACGACTTCAAAACCATTGTGGTTGACCTGTTGGAAGATACCTATGAGGCTTGCCGTGTGTATATCTGTGACCGGCAAGGGTGGAAACATGAAAGTGATGATTCCTTCCGGGCTTGGGATATGGTAACTTCCGAGTTCCTGAACACCATTAAACGGCTGGTGGATTTGGATTATGAAAACATCATCCTGATCAGCCATGAGGACAGAAGCCGTGACCTTACCCGCAAGAGCGGTGACAAGATCAGTTCTATCCGCCCGAACCTTCGGGAAAAGGTTGCCAATAAGGTTGCCGGTATGGTTGACCTTGTGGCCCGGATCGTGGCAGATGATAATGACCGGGTTCTTTCCTTCAAGACTTCGGAAGTGATCTTTGGCGGTGGGCGGCTGACTGTCCGCAATAAGGAAATCCCGCTGGATTATGAAGCCTTCTGTGAAGTCTACGAGGAAGCCAATCAGCGGGCCGCAGGAGCCATGAAGCACGGCGGCAATACCCCGGCTACCCCCGCCCCGGAAGCGGCTGACAGCGGCGAACAGCGGCCCAGCAGACGGGGCAGAAAGCCCAAAGAGGAAGAAGCCCCGGCCCCTGACCCGGAAGCCGTGGAAGATGCTGACCGGGCGGCGGCTGGTGATCCTGACATTCCGCAGGAACAGACGGAGCCGGAAACCCTTCCCAAATGCCCTGACGGGGATCGGATTTTTGCCCAGCACAACGAAAACCCGGAAATCCCTCTTTGCCCCAATATTGATGCCGGCCACCATTGCCACAAGGAAGGCGGCCCCGATGCTTGCCCCCTGTGGGATCGCCCCAAAGTGGAGGAGCCGGAACCCGCCCCCATGATGGATGTGAACCCGCCCCGGCGCACCCGGAAGAAGCGTGATGCCTGATGAAGATTGATCCTTGTCCTTGTGTGGTCAGCCTGAAAGATGGTTCAGTTCACACGCTGTTTGAGTTCCGCCACTTTTTGGAACTGGTGGAAGATTGCATGGGGTATGATGCCGCAAAGTGGTTGAGAACCCATGTAGAACAGGCGGAAAAGGCCGCTGATTATACCCAAGCCAAGGTTGACACCGACTTGACCGCTTATGAAAGCGATTTGGAAAGCAACCGCAGAGCCTTTCAGGATATTCAAGCGGAAGCCGCCGCAATTACCCAAGTTCTTCAAGGGAAGCGGGCTGATCGTCAAAAAATCGCCCATTCCGTGAGGGAAATAGGAAAGATCATTTCCAATCAACTTTAGGAGGTAAACACCATGAATGATGCGCTGAACAAGTTCAAAGCGGAAATGGAAAAGCGGGGGCTGTTCCGCAAAATTACCGTTGCCGCAAACCTGATCCCCCCCCGCCCGGCCTTAACCCGGAAGCCCTGATTGCCATTCACAAGCTGGCCGCAAAAGAAGCCCTGATCATGTATGCACAGAAGCATGATGATTTCAGTGACCTTTTGGCTGAAGCGGCCTTTGATAACCTGTTTGACACCATCCTTACGGATGATCTGTTCAAGCCGGTTGAGGGGTTCACACCTACTGACGAGGAACGGGCCAAAATGGAGGAAGCAGAGAAAACCGCTAAAGCACTTTCCGGCCTGTTCGACATTCTGAAGAACATCTAAAATTACATTTAGGAGGAAATTTATTATGGCTATCGACTTTGACAAGATTGATCGTACCGTTGATCTGAAGGGCCTTCAGGCCGATGTGGAGGATGCCAAGAAGAATGGCGGCGGGGACTTCCCCACCATTCCCGCTGGCAAGTATGAAGCCCGTGTGGAGAGCATGGAAATCAAAGGAACCAAGGCAGACCCCAACCGCCCCATGTTGGCTGTGTCCTTCAAGATTCTGTCCGGTGAGTACAAGAACCAGCGCCTTTTCATGAACCGTGTTCTGTACGGCACCAAGAATGACAAGAACATGATCGCTTCCGCTATGGGCTTCTTGGAAAAGTTGGATTCCGGGGTTCCCATCAGCTTCACCAGTTACAAGCAGTTTGCCCAACTTGTCCTTGATGTAGCGGAAGCCATTGACGGGAAGCTGGAATATGCGGTGGATTACGATGATACCCGCTTCAATTCCATCAGCATTGATGAAGTCTTTGAAGTTGAGGATTGAAAACCGGTGTGCACTTTTTTATAATCAAATTGAGCACTATATGTACTCATATTGACTTTTTTGAACCTTAATTTTCAAAAACGCCGGGGCAAGCGCCCCGGTTGGCCCCAAGGTGAAGCCTTCCCGTGGCGGGGCTGTTTTCACTGATTCACCGAAAATTCCTTCAGAAAGTGGGTGACACGATGATCTTCTATGACTTTGAGGTTTTCGCTTATGATTGGCTGGTTGTCCTGATTGACTTGAACGCCAAACAGGAAACCGTGATCATCAATGACCCTGACAAATTAAAAGGCTTCTATGAGAGCCACAAGGAAACCATTTGGGCCGGGTACAACAGCCGCCATTATGACCAATTCATTTTGAAGGGTATCTTGTGCGGGTTCAACCCAAAGAAAGTGAATGACTGGATCATCCTTGATGATAAACCCGGCTATCGGTTTTCAAGCCTGTTCAGGAACTTCCCCCTGATTAACTATGATGTGATGCCCAATCCGCCTATCAGCCTGAAGGCGCTGGAAGCCTTCATGGGGCATTCTATCAAGGAAACCACAGTTCCCTTCGATATTGACCGGCCTTTGACAGAAGCGGAGCTGGCGGAAACGGTCAAATATTGCCGCCATGATGTGGAAGAAACTGTGGAAGTATGGGTTCGCAATATTGCGGAATTCAACACCACAATGTTCTTTGTAAATCACTTTCATCTTGGAAGTAATTCTATTGGGAAAACCAAAGCCCAGCTTGCCGCAGAGATTTTGGGCGGGAATGGGAAGGGAAAATCTTTTGATGATGAATTTGACTTTCCAATTTTAGATTGCTTACGGTTGAAAAAATACCGTTTTGTGGCGGACTGGTACAAAAACCCCGTTAATCATGATTATGGGAAGGCGCAGGAGAATATAACCGTTGCCGGTGTTCCACATACCTTTGCTTGGGGCGGTGGGCACGGCGCTATTCCCAAATATCACGCCCACGGGATCTTCTTGGTGATTGATGTTACAGCCTATTACCCATCCTTGCAAAAGCAATTCAAAATTGGGTATCGGGTAATGGATCATCCTGAAAACTTTGAGTTCATCCATGATAGCAATATTGAATTCAAGCGCAAGGGAGATAAAAAAGCCCGTCAGCCATTCAAGATCATGGACAATGCTATTTCAGGGCAGATGAAGCAACCACAATCGGCACTTTACGACCCCATGAGCAACAACACCATTTGTATCAACGGCCAACTTCTGCTTCTGGATTTAGTTGAACACCTTGAACCCTATTGCAAACTTGTTCAGAACAACACAGATGGTATCATTGTCCAGCTTGCGGATTATGACCGGGATTTTGAAAAGATTGATGATGTGGTTTGGGAATGGGAGCAAAGAACCGGAATGAAGATGGACTTTGATACTTTCATGGGTGACATTTATCAGAAAGATGTAAACAACTATTTTTTGGTTGACCGGGAAACCGGGGCGGTTAAAGCCAAGGGCGCTTATGTAAAAAAACTGTCTGATCTGGATTATGACCTTCCTATTGTCAACCGGGCCATTAGTGAATACTTTTCCCACAAAACCACACCAGAGGAAACCATTATGGGGTGTGGAGATTTGCGAGATTTCCAAAAGGTTGTAAAAGTTTCCAGCAAATATGAATGTGCGCTTTACTCCCCTGTTATCACTATGGAGAAAATCAGGGACGAAAAAGGCCGTTCAAAAAATGTGAAAAGGTTCAGCGGCGGTGAAGTTCAAACTGATAAAACATTCCGTGTGTTCGCTTCAACTGACCGGAGCAAGGGCGGATTGTTCAAAGTGTCCGGTAAAGTGGTAAAGGGCCGCAAGAAAAACCCTGAAAAATTCGGGAACACCCCGGAACATTGCTTCATTATCAATGATGATGTGACAAATCTTCCCGTTCCCGATGAACTGGACAGACAGTATTACATTGATTTGGCGTGGAAGCGCCTAAAAGACTATGGAGTTGACCGGGAAGGGGGGGGGATTTGAGCCATGCAACTATTCAGAGGATATGTCCCGACAAAAGACAAACAGTGTCTTGAAAAGTTCAAGGGAAGAAAACGGTTAAACACCCTTGAAGAAGTTCAAGACCTTGACGAATACGCCGCTATTCTTGGGGATGAAACAATCCTGATTGATGTGGATAATGCGGAAACCAGTGAACTTCTATTCCATATTGTTCAGGACTTGGGCTTGAAATGCCGGGTATATGCGACCACACGGGGCAAACACTTCTATTTCCGAAACCCTGAAGGGTATGTGGAAAAAAGCTGGACAAAACAGACCTTGGCCCTTGGTATTGAAACAGATTCCAAGGTTGGGCGGAACAACAGCTATGCCATTATGCGCTTCAATGGGGTTGATCGGGAAATCATTCAGGATTGCCCGGAAGATGAAATTCAAGACCTTCCCAAGTGGTTGACCCCGGTAAAAACCAACATGAAGTTCTTGGATATGAGAGCCGGAGACGGGCGGAACCAAGCCCTGTTCAACTACATTCTAACCCTTCAAAGCGAGGACTTCACTAAGGAAGAAGCCCGTGAAACTATCCGCATGATCAACCGGTATGTGCTGGAAGATCCCCTTTCTGACCGGGAACTTGAAACAATCCTTCGGGATGATGCCTTCAAAAAGCCTATCTTCTTCAAGGATAAAACATTTCTGTTTGATAAGTTTGCGGTTTACCTGAAGAATAACAACCATATTGTGAAAATCAATAACCAGCTTCACATTTACCGGGATGGCATTTATGTTCCGGGCGCTATGGAAATTGAAGCGCAAATGATCAAGCATATCCCAAACCTAAAACGGGCGCACCGGTCAGAGGTTTTAGCTTATCTGGAAGTAATGTTTCAGACCGAGGGAGAAACCAGAGCCACCAACCCTAATATCATTGCCTTCAGCAATGGCCTTTACAATATCCGGGATGGTTCTTTCATGGACTTTACCCCGGAAATTGTGATTACCAATAAAATTCCGTGGCCCTACAACCCCGCTGCCCACAATGACCTTTTGGACTATACATTAAACCGGCTGGCTTGTAATGATCCTGAAGTCCGGGCCTTGCTGGAAGAAATGGTGGGCTATTGTCTGTACCGGCGCAATGAACTTGGCAAAGCCTTCATTCTGATTGGCGATAAGAGCAACGGCAAATCCACCTTCCTTCATGTGGTCAAAAATATGTTGGGGGATAAGAATATTGCTTCCCTTGACCTGAAAGAACTTGGGGACAGGTTCAAAACCGCTGAACTGTTCGGAAAGCTGGCGAACATTGGTGATGATATTGGGGATGAATTTATTGCCAATGCGTCTGTATTCCGCAAACTGGTAACAGGCGAACGGGTGAATGTGGAGCGGAAGGGCCAAGATCCCTTTGAATTCAATAATTATTCCAAGTTCCTGTTTAGTGCTAATGTGATCCCCCGCATGAAGGATAAGACCGGAGCCGTTCAAAGGCGCTTGGTGATTGTTCCCTTTGATGCCAAGTTTACCCCCAATGATGCAGATTTCCGCCCATTTATTAAAGATGAGTTGTGTGAACAAAGTTCAATGGAATATCTGATCCAGTTGGGCTTGAATGCCCTGAAGCGTGTTCTGACCAATGCCGCCTTTACCACTTCCAGCCGGGTTCAGGGGCAACTTGACGAGTACGAACAGAACAACAACCCCATTATTGGCTTCATTCAGGAAATCGGACTGGATGGGATCATCAATGAAGCCACTGATACAGTTTATCGGAGATATAAAGAATATTGCATTTCAAACAATTTCCAAGCCCTATCCAAAATTGAGTTTTCCCGACAAATCTGCAAACGCTGTGGCTTAACCAGTGGAGCAAAGTATATCAAGGGAAGAAAAACAAGAATTTTCGTGGAAGAAGGTGATTTATGATGGCCGGTTCTAAAAAAGTGTTCGCCACCCTTGGGAGTTCAAACCATGTGCCTGAAGAACGGGAAGCCTTTGACTACTACGCCACCGATCCCAAAGCTGTGGAAATGCTGTTGGAACTGGAACAGTTTGCCCCGGTGATTTGGGAACCGGCCTGTGGTGAAGGCCACATTTCCAAGGTGCTTCAGGCACACGGTTATCAAGTCATTTCCACCGATCTTGTTTACCGGGGCTTTGGTGATCCTGAACCGCTGGACTTCCTGAAGGAAACTTTGGATGGATTTGAAGGCGATATAATCACCAACCCGCCATATTCAACGGGGCTTGAATTTGTTCAACGGGCGCTTGAAAGCGTCCGCCCCGGTGGGAAAGTGGCAATGTTTCTGAAGGTTCAATTTTTGGAAGGACAGAAGCGGGGGGCCTTCTTTAAGAATACCCCCCCCCGTATAGTCTACATATCCCGTTCCCGTTTGGCCTGTTATAAGAACGGAGATATGAGCGTTAAGCCCGAAAGCGCCATTGCTTATGCGTGGTATGTATGGGAAAAAGGATTTACCGGTGATCCGGTGATTAAGTGGTTCAACTGAAAGGGTGGTGGAACATGAACCATCAGTATTCAAAATTCAAAAATAAAGCTATCCCCTATGCCAAAGTTGGGCGGCGGGTATTTGGAAGCCTATTCAATGCTGAAACCTTCTGTTCTGACCACGGGCTTGATGTAAATTCAGCCATTGAATATGGGGAAATCCCGGAATTGAAGAATGAGGTTCAAGAAATAGCCAAATATCAAAAAGCGGTTCTTCGGGAAGTTCTTCATCGGTTGGAAAAGCGTTGTTCTTTCCTACATGGTGAAATAACTGGATTTTCTAATTCTTTGTCTGTTTGCCACCCGCTGGATCGGGGGTATTTGGAAGATAGACTGAAAGAAGCGATTGCCAAGAGTACAGCCACCCATGAAGCAAGGGAAATGGTGTGGACGATACTTGAGGAATTGGAAAGGTTGAGTGAATGGCATGATTAAAGATAGTGGAGAACGCACCCGGTTTGATACCGGGGCGGTTCGTGATATGCACACCGGCAAGGGCCGGATGGATTTATTGCCTTGGGAAGCCTTGGTGGAGGTTTCCAAGCATTGTGAAGAAGGGGCGCTAAAGTACGGGGAACGCAACTGTGAAAAGGGCATTCCCATTCACAGCCTGATTGATTCGGCCTTCCGCCACCTTGCCAAGTACATGATGGGCATGAAGGATGAACCCCACCTTCGAGCGGCTTGCTGGAATTGCTTATTCGCCCTGTATATGGAAATCAAACACCCTGAACTTCAGGACATACCAACCAGAATGGAGGAACCGCATGAACAGGGCTGAACGGCGGAGAGCCAAGAAAGCGGGTATTCCGGTAAAGAAGGAACCCGTGGTGAATATCAAAGCCGCTGATGTTCAGAAGATCAAACAGGATGCTTCCAAAGAAGCGGCGGACAAGGCTTTTCTTCTGATGCTGGGGTTGCCGGTGATGGTGCTTCATGACAAATTCGGCTTTGGCCCGGTTCGGTGTGAACGGTTCACGGATGCTGTTCTTGAACTGTATGATAGCTTTGAAAAAGGTTATGTGTCCCTTGAAGATATTCACCTGACCCTGAAAGAAGAAACCGGGATCACTATTGTTTCAGATGGGAGGTTGAAAGATCGTGGGAACTAAACCTTGGCAAAACAGTGAAGGCTATTCCGATCCCACCGCCTATGAGGGATTGAAGCCTGTCATTCGAGAGGATGAAGAACAGCAACGGCGGTTGAACAATCTGATTTTCGTTCTGAAGTACATTATCCGCTTGGCCGGGTTTGAACTGTTGAACCGGATTGAACTGAAAGATAAGCGGAATGGGAGGGAGTTCAAATAATGGGGCCGAATAGCGATACAGGGAAAGGAACCCTGTATATTAACGGGGAACCCCTTGCGGAAGTTGGGGAAATCAAAATTCCACTGGAAGTGGAGCCGTCAGATCTTCCACCGATTCTGGCCAATGTTTCTTTCACTATCACAATGGATTGCCCCCGGTGGTTGCGGCGGAAGTTGGCGTGGTGGATTTTCAAAGCCCGGTTGAAAGACCTAATACACCGGATTTTCCACTTTTGAAAATTAACTTTCAAGAAAACGACCCCACCAAAATCCTTCAGGGGTTGGGGTTGGAACAGATATGGGACAGATGTAAAGGCTTGATCTGTTCCGGTGAAAACTATTGTAAATGCTGGCGTTTAGGTAAAGTAGAACAGATAGAACAGATGTTATATTACTTAAACTTAAAAAGTAAAAAAAAATATATAAGATAAGTAATATAAGAGAACTGTCCAAAGATGTGTTCTATCTGTTCTACACATTGAAAAGCCTTGATATTTCAGGAGTTTTCACAGAACAGATGTGTGAAAGGATGTGTGCTACATAGTGACTGATAAGGAACTTTCCCAGCGGGCTAAAGAATATTTTGCCCAAATCCGAAAAACTGACCGACTGATCCAGCGGTTGACAGATACAGTGAATACCCTTCGATCCGGGTTGACCAGTCAAAGCTATGAACTGAAGCCTGACAAGGTTCAGACTTCCGGGCCAAAAGACACTTTAGGGGAAACCATTGCAAAAATCATGTCCCTTGAAGATGATATTAACACCCGGATTGATGAACTTGTGACCATGAAGAAGGAAGCCTTCAGCATGATCAGCAAAGTTCCTGACCTTGACCAGCAAAATGTTCTTGTAGGCCGGTATATCCAACTGAAAAAGTGGGAAGATTTAGCCGCTGAATTTGAGTACACCACCCAATGGCTTTTTGAAATTCACGGGAAGGCTTTACTTGCTTTTGCCAAGGAAAATGCCGATTTCTTGAAAGAACCGAGTAAAGTTTAGTTTCACCTGTTGAAAGTTTAGTGTTTTTTCGGCTATCATATAAAGTGAAAAAGCGTCCGAGGGGGAACCTTCGGCGCTTTTCTTTTGATTTCAAAGGGGGTGAATACCTTGACCAAGAAGCAAAAGCGGTTTGTTGAAGAATATCTGATTGACCTGAATGCAACGCAAGCGGCAATTCGGGCCGGGTATTCACCTGATACCGCACAACAGATGGGTTCTGAAAACCTGTCAAAACCTGTGATTAAAAATGCTATTGACAAGGCTATTGCAGAGCGGAGCCGCCGAACCGGTATCAATCAAGATCGGGTGATTCAGGAAATCGCAAAATTGGCGTTTCTGAACCCCATTGATGTAATTGACATGGATGAAGCCACCATCAAAGGTGAAGCCAACCGGGATGATACCGCCTGTATTGCTTCTGTCAAAGTGAAGGTGATTCCCGGTGAAGATGGGAATATCACTGAACGAGAGGTTAAGACCTACGACAAGTTGAAGGCCCTTGAATTGTTGGGCAAACATCTTGGAATGTTTACCGACAAACTGAAAATGGAAGGGAATGTTCCCGTGGTTATCATGGGGGATGATCAACTTGAAGATTAACCCCAAGGCCAAGGTGATCCGCCTTCCTGAAGTGGTGGGCAAAGGGTACAAGACCTTTTGGAACTTCAAAGGCCGCTACCGGGTTTGTAAGGGGAGCCGTGCAAGCAAGAAATCCAAAACCACGGCCCTGAACATCATCAAGCGGATGATGCAATACCCGGAAGCTAATACCCTTGTGGTTCGCAAGGTGTTCAGAACCTTGAAAGATTCCTGTTTCACTGAACTGAAATGGGCAATCAACCGCCTTGGGGTTTCAGCCTATTGGGAAATCAAAGAAAGCCCCCTTGAAATGACCTACCTTCCAACCGGTCAGAAGATTTACTTCCGGGGCCTTGATGATCCCCTGAAGGTCACTTCAATTACGGTTGAAATTGGCTATCTGTGCTGGTGCTGGATTGAAGAAGCATACGAAATCATGAATGAAGCTGATTTTGATATGCTGGATGAATCCATCCGTGGTGCTATCCCGGAAGAAACCGGCCTGTTCAAGCAAATCACGCTGACATTCAACCCGTGGAACGAAAAGCATTGGATCAGGAAACGCTTCTTCGGGGAGATCACCGGCAAGGATGCCCAAGGAAACCCCACATACAAGTTTCATGATAGCTGGATCAGCCCGGATGGGCAGATTTACGCCACAACCACCAATTACCTGTGTAATGAATGGCTGGATACGGCGGATTTGAAGGTGTTCAACACCATGAAGGAAAACAACCCCCGCCGCTACAAGGTGGCTGGCCTTGGGGGTTGGGGCATTGTGGATGGCCTGATTTTCGATAATTGGCGGGAAGAAGCCTTTGACTATCTGGCTATTTCCAAGAAGCCTGATGTGAAAAGCGCCTTCGGCCTTGACTTCGGTTATACCAACGATCCAACGGCCCTGTTCTGTGGGCTGGTGAGTGAGAAGGAAAGAACCATTTGGGTTTTCGATGAACTGTATAAAAAGGCCCTGACCAACCGGGCCATTTGCGAACAAGTCACAGTGATGGGCTATGCCAAGGAACGGATTAAGGCCGATTGTGCAGAACCCAAGAGCATTGACGAATTGCGGGAAGCTGGCCTTCAGCGTATCAGAGCCGCCCGGAAGGGCAAGGACAGCGTGAACAATGGCATTCAGTACATTCAGGATTACACCATCATCATTCATCCCCGGTGTGTGAACTTCATTACTGAAATTTCAAATTACACTTGGGCTGAAGATAAGTTTGGGGCCAAGATCAATACCCCCATTGATGATTTCAACCACCTGATGGACGCTATGCGTTATGCGCTGGAAGATATGTTGGTTGGCCCCGCCTTTAGCTTCGACTAATAACATGATAGTAACAAAACACACGAAAAACACACGGTTTCCGTGTGTTTGCGTTTATTAAGCAATGAAGAAAGGCGGTAAGTGAATATGTTTCTGGATAACGCTATGGAGCGTATCAACCGCCTGATCCTTCAGGGTGGGCGAACCGGCATGACTGAAAATCAGTTCTTCGCCGCTGAAATCAAGGAATGGAAGAATAGTCAGCGCCGCAAGGATCAGGTTATAGGTGATCTGTACTATGAAGGACAGCATGACATTCTTCAGCGTCAGCGCACAATCATTGGTGAAAACGGTCAACTTCAGGTGGTGACGAACCTTCCGAACAACCGCCTGATTGATAACCAATATGCCCTGATGGTGGATCAGAAAACCAACTACCTTGTGGGCAAGCCCTTCACCCTGAACTGTCAGGATAAGGGTTACACGGATGCTTTGGGCAAGGTTTTCAACAAACGGTTTTACCGGCTTCTGAAATATGTTTGTGAAGATGCCCTGAACGGTGGCATTGGCTGGCTTTATCCTTACTACAATGAAGCTGGTGAATTGTCCTTCAAGCATTTCCCGGCCTATGACATTCTTCCTTTTTGGGCTGACGATGATCACACCATCCTTGATTGTGCGATTCGTTACTACACCCAAGAAGTGTGGAACGGCTACCAAAAGGAAAAGGTGGAGAAGGTGGAAATCTTCAAAGCCGATGGCATTTACCGGTATATCTATCAGAATGATATGCTGATTGCCGATGTGGAAGCCGGTGAACACGAAAACTATTTCATGGTTGAGGAAGAAGGCCAAGAACCCAAGGGGTTCAACTGGACAAGGATTCCGCTGGTTCCCTTCAAGTATAACAAACAGGAAATCCCCCTGATCCGCCGTGTGAAAGCCCTTCAGGACGGAATCAACACCATGATTTCCGACTTTGAAAACAATATGCAAGAGGACGCACGGAACACCATTCTGGTTCTGAAGAACTATGATGGTGAAAATCTTGGTGAGTTCCGCCACAACCTTTCCACCTATGGAGCCGTGAAGGTTCGTGAGGATGGCGGGGTTGAAACCCTTCAGGTTGAAATCAATGCAGAGAACTACAAGGGCATTTTGGAACTTCTGAAGAAGTCCTTGATTGAAAATGCCCGTGGTTACGATGCCAAGGATGATCGTTTGAGTGGCAACCCCAATCAAATGAACATTCAATCCATGTATTCTGACATTGACCTTGACGCAAACGGCATGGAAACCGAGTTCCAAGCGGCCTTTGAAGAACTGTTGTGGTTCATCAATCAGGATTTCAGCAACAGGGGCTTGGGCGATTATGAAGGCGCTGAACTTCAGATCGTGTTCAACCGTGACATTCTAATCAATGAAACGGAATCCATTGAAAACTGTTCCAAGTCCGTTGGTATTCTGTCCACGGAAACCATTGTGGAACAGCACCCGTGGGTTACGGATGTTGAAGTGGAGCTGGCCCGGTTGCGTAAGGAAAAGGATGAAGCAATGGAACAAGCACAGGAATACGCCGGGGCCTTCCAGACCGGCAACCAGAACAAAGGTGACAATGGCGAGGGTGAATAACCCCCGCCGTTTCACAATATATGCCGGGGCAGACATTGAGTGTGGCGGGGTGCTATTACTCCTACCCGCCAAAGGGTGAAATTCCCTTCCCCGGCCCATCATGGCCCGTTAGTCAAGTGGTTAAGACACCGCCCTTTCACGGCGGTAACGCCGGTTCGATCCCGGCACGGGCTACCAAGGCCACAAAGGAAGGAACCAAAATTCAGCAAGGCGCAAGCCCCTATGAAGAAACAGCGTGGCCTTCTATGCTGAAGTGGATGGAATAGGCAGACACGGCGGATTCAAAATCCGTTGCCGCAAGGCGTGTGGGTTCAAATCCCACCTTCAGCACCATTTTTCAGGATTGGAGGAACGGCCCATGAGAAATGCGGATTATTGGCGTGGGCGGTTTTCCATCTTGGAGGACAGCGCCCACAGAGAAGCCCAGCGAACCATTCAGGACATGGAAGAACTGTATTTGGATGCCCAGCGTTCGGTTCAGAAGGAAATTGAAAGCTGGTATGCCCGTTTTGCGGTGAACAACCAAATCAGCCTGACCGATGCCCGGAAATGGCTAACCGCTGGACAGCTTGAAGAATTTCATTGGAGCGTTGAACAGTATATCAAGATCGGTGAACAGGCCGGGTTGGATGCGGCATGGCTGAAGAAGCTGGAAAATGCGTCCGCCCGGTTCCACATTTCCCGCCTTGAAGCTGTTCAGACAGGTATTCAGCAACAGCTTGAATTGCTGTATGGCAATCAGGTTGATAGTCTGGATGCCCTGTTGAAGAAAGTTGTGGGCAATGGCTACACCCACACGGCCTTTGAGGTTCAGAAGGGTGTGGGCCTTGGTTGGGATATTACCGGGCTGGATCAGAAGAAACTTGAAACATTGCTTTCAAAGCCTTGGACAACGGACGGGCGAACCTTTAGTGACCGTATTTGGTTCAAGAAACAAGAATTGGTTGACAGCCTTCAAAAAGAATTGGTTCAGGGCCTTCTTCGTGGTGACAGCCCCCAAAAAATCACGGATGCCATTCAGAAGAAGTTCAAAGTTTCCCGGTACCAAGCCGCACGACTTGTAAATACGGAAACAAGCTATTTCAACGCCCTTGCCGCAAAAGAGACCTATAAGGAATTGGGCGTTAAGAATGTGGAGATTTTGGAAACGCTGGATTCCATCACCTGTGCATTTTGTGCAAGTATGGATCGAAAAGTGGTTCCCATGTCGGAGTTTCAACCGGGTGTTACCGTTCCCCCGTTTCATCCACATTGCCGAGGAACTACGGTTCCCGCCATTGATGAAAAATATATGGGTGAAAGAGCCGCAAGGGATCAGGATGGAAAAGTTTACTATGTCCCCGGTAATATGAGTTATTCCGAATGGAAGAAAACTTTTGTGGACAACGGTTCCAAAGATGGGTTGACCCTTGCAACCATCGGGAGTATAATTAAAAATACAGTTTCGATGGTAAAAAGCGAGGGTTCCAATGTGCAGACGGTAGGCCGTATTGATATAGAAAAATACCGTTGCATTACGGACGAGATCGCCACCGATGAAGTGATTATCACCCCGGAACGGATTCAGCATATTGAAGAACGCCACCCCGGAGATTACGAACAGTTCGTTAAGTATGTTGCGGATATTCTGGAAAACCCGGATTACATCTTGGAAGCAAACAAGCCTAATACCGGTGTGATTCTGAAAGAAATTGAAGAAAATGGCGAAAAGTTCAAAGTGATTCTACGGGTAAAGGTAGAGAGTGACCCCGCTGAATATCGAAACTCCATCTTGTCCTTCTGGCAAATTGGTGAAACCACATGGAAGAAGAATGTGAAGAACAAGAAAATCCTTTACAAGCGGGAATAATACTGCTATACTTTAGATAGGATAAGAACGGGCTTTGAGGTGGAAAAAGCGTTCCCATACGCCACACGCCTTTTGGTAGTGGGCAAAAGAGATGCCGGGAGTGACGCTCCGGCCAAAGTCCAATCTTCAAGGGAACAGGTGAAAACCTGTTCCCTTCTTCTATGCCTAAAATTTTGTCAAAAACCTCTTGACTTTTTGAGTTCCAATTATTATAATAAGTTTGTGGAACTCAAAAAGTGAGGTGATACGATGTCTCCACGAACCGGAAGGCCGAAAGCGAACAATCCCAAAAGGAATGATGTGAAAGTTCGATTGGACGATGAAGCAACAAAACGCCTTGATGAATATTGCGCCAAGCATGATATTACACGGGCAGAAGCTATTCGGCAAGGGATTGATTTACTTTTGGCACAAGAAAAGTGAAACAGCCGCTCCACCCTGAACAAGTAAGCGACTGTTTCTAAAACCAGAGGTTTCCCAACTGGATAAATCCATTCTATCACAGTTGGGAACTTCTATCAAGTGAAAATTGATGGAGGTTTAACATGGAAAAATTGATCAAGAGCATTGAAGGCGTACACCCCGGTAAGTATGACCTTCGCAGGAATGAACTGGATGAACTCTATGACGCATATCATCACGACACTTTCAAGCTGATTGCCGTGGTGTTCAAGCTGGGCTTTGCCCGTGGACAGAAGGCGGTGAAGAAGGCATGAATGAACTTCAGGTATTCACCAACCCCGAATTTGGACAGGTGCGAACCGTGACCATTGAGGAAGAACCGTGGTTCGTGGGCAAGGATGTGGCGGTTGCCTTGGGGTATGAATCGCCACGGGCGGCAGTCAGCAAGAAGGTTGACCCGGAAGATAAAGGCGTTTCCGAAATGGAAACACCTTCAGGGAAGCAGCAAATGACCATCATCAACGAATCCGGTTTGTATGCCCTGATCTTCGGAAGCAAGCTGGAAAGCGCCAAACGCTTCAAGCATTGGGTGACGCATGATGTTCTTCCCGCAATCCGCAAAACCGGAAGTTATTCCATCATCCCGAAAGCAAGAGCATTGACCACAGACGATTACATGAAGGCGGCACAACTGGCCGCTACCTGCCGGAATGAACGGCTTCCCTATGTGCTTGGATTTCTGGAACAGGCCGGGTTTTCTATCCCGGAAGTGACCACCCCAGCCCCGGCCTTGGATGGCCCGGTTGACTGTACGGAAATTCAACGGCTGATGGATGAACGGGGTATTTCCGTAACGGAGCTTTCCAAGCTGACGAACATTTGCAAAGCGTCTTTGAGTTATTACAAACGGGGCATTTACAAGCCGAACCGTGAACGCTATCGGATCATCATTGACGCATTAACTTAATTGTTGATCAAACCATCACCGGGAAACCGGTGGTGGTTTTTTCATACCTATTCGCCGTTTCCCGGTTGTGGGCGGAAAACAGAGCCGGGGGAAATCGTGGTTCCTGACCCACGGTAAAAAAGGATTTTATGATGGAGGTATCACACTATGACGAAAGAAAAGCTGATGGAGTGGGGCTTGACCGAGGAACAGGCCAACAAGGTTATGGAAGGGCTGAATGGTTCCTTTGTAACCAAGAGCCGGTTCAATGAGGTGAACGAGGAAAACAAGACCCTGAAAGCCCAAGTTTCTGAACGGGATGGGCAGATTGAAACCCTGAAGAAATCCGCTGGTGATAACACGGAACTTCAGAACCAGATCACCGCCCTTCAGGAAGCGAACAAGCAGAAGGACAAGGATCACGCCAATGAAATCAAGGCCCTGAAGATCAGCAATGCCGTTGATGTGGCCCTGACCAATGCCAAGGCCAAAAACAACACCGCTGTAAAGGCGCTGTTGGCCGCATTCTTGGAGAAGGCGGAACTGGCCGATGATGGCACGGTGAAAGGGCTGGATGATGAAATTGGCAAGCTGACCAAGGGTGAGGACACGGCTTTTCTGTTCGACACCAGCGGCAAGGCCAAGTTTAAGGGAGCCAAAGCCGCTGAAAAGAGTGATCCCCACAATCAGCCCACCGGGGATGACCTTTCCAAAATGTCCTATGACGAACTGTGCAAGTACATGGAGGAAAACCCGGATGCGGTTTTGGAGTAACCCACACAATTTGACTACACAGAAAGGAAGTTTGAACGATGGCTAACAGCAAGTTTGATGCAAAGTCTTTCAACCCTGAAGCGTTTAAGTACATGGTTGGCCGTGTGCCTAACCTGACCCTGAACGCCCTGAAGAAGTCCCGTGCGCTGGCCGGGAACCCTGATATTCGGGCGGTGTTCACCAGTCAGAATGGCACCGGCTATGCCCGTCTTGCCATGCGTGGCCTTCTGGATGGGGATGCGGTGAACTATGACGGTGAAACCGACATTACCGCCACTTCCACCAAGACCTTTGAACAGGGCATGGTGGTTGTTGGCCGTGCCAAGGCATGGACTGAAAAGGACTTCAGCTATGACATTACGGGCGGCGTGGACTTCATGGGCAATGTGTCCGCACAGGTTGCGGAGTACAAGGATACCTTGGATCAGAAAACCCTTCTTTCCATCCTGAAGGGTGTTTTTGCCATGCCCACCACCGATGCCAAGAACAAGGAGTTTGTGGAGAAGCACAGCACCACGATTTATGCCCCTATGAGCGCCACCACCCTGAACAGCGCCGTGAACAAGGCTTGTGGAGCCAATAAGCAGAAGTTTTCTTTGGTGTTCATGCACAGTGATGTTGCCACCAACCTTGAAAACATGAAGCTGTTGGAGTTCATGAAACAGACGGACGGGGACGGCATTCAGAAGGATTTGACCCTTGCCACTTGGAATGGCCGCACTGTGGTTGTGGACGATGATCTTCCCGCCGTGACCGGCTATGCCGATGCTGAAGCGGACACCCCCGGCGCTTTGGTGATCAAGGCTTCCGGTGCTTCCGGTGCTTCTGAAATTGATCTTGCCAAGGCAACCCCCTACTTTGGCACCCGTACCCTTGCCGCTGATATGTATGTGGTTCCCGCTACGCAGTACACCACCTTCATCATGGGCAACGGTGCTATCTCCTATGAAGATATTGGGGCCAAGGTTCCTTATGAAATGGCCCGTGACCCCAAGACCAACGGCGGTGTTGATACCCTGTATATGCGTCAGCGCAAGGTGTTCAGCCCCTATGGTATCAGCTATGAGAAGAAAAGTCAGACCAAGCTGTCCCCCACGGACACGGACTTGGAGAATGGGCAGAACTGGACGCTGGTTCACAGCGGGGAAAGCACTGCTTCCCAGCGCACCTATATCAACCACAAGGCCATTCCCATTGCCCGGATTCAGTCTTTGGGCTGATGGAATGGCGGTGATTCCCGTTGCGTGAACAGGTTATTGCAATGCTTACGGCCCTTGGCGTAACGGGGGCCGCTGAAGATCCCCTGTTGGATATTGTGATCAGCAATGTTCAATACAGGGTTCAAAACAAAACCAACCGAAAGGATATGCCTGAAGGGTTGGTGAGTGTGGCCGTCTATATGGCGGTTGGCGAATACCTGAACATGAAGAAGGTTTCCGGGCAGTTGGAAGGGTTTGACCTTGAAGCGGCAATCAAGCAAATTCAGGAAGGCGATACCAACACGGTTTTTGCCATTGGGGATGGGAATTTGACCCCTGAACAGCGGTTGAACAGTCTGATTGACTACCTGACCAATGGGCGGAGCCGTGAACTTTACCGATTCAGGAAGTTTGTATGGTAAACGCCCACAGAAAAGCCCTTGAACGGTTGTGGAAGGATCGGTGTTCTATTTTCGTAAAAGAGAAAGTCACCGATCCAACCACACACCTGACTGACTTTGAAGAAAAGCCGCTTCTTCAGGATCAGCCCTGTAAATTGTCCTTTGAAACCTTAACTTCAAGTTCCGGTGATCCCGTGGCCGCTGTTGCCCAAACTGTGAAGCTGTTCTTGTCCCCTGATGTGGAAATCCCCGCTGGCTGTAAAATCGTTGTGACACGGTTCAACAATCTTGAACGGAAGTTCACCTATTCTAAAAGCGGTGAAGCCGGGGTTTTCACCAACCATCAAGAAATCCAGTTGGAGCCGTGGAAGGGGTATGCCTGATGGCTAAATGGGGCAAATGCGATTTCAAGCAACTGGAACGGCTGAATAAGAACATGGAAAAGCTGATGGGGGCGGATTTGGACAGGTTTTGCCGCCAAGCCGCCCAAGAGTTGGCGGGGCGCTTGCTGAATAAGGTTGTGAAGCGGACACCTGTTGTATATGGCACCTTGCGGGATGCGTGGGCGGTAATGCCTGTGGGCCACAGGGGAACCCATTACACAGTTGTTGTGCTGAATAACCTTCAGTATGCGTCCTATGTTGAATACGGCCACCGGCAACAGCCGGGGCGGTTCATCCCCGGTTATTGGGAAAGTGACCGCTTTGTTTATGATCCCGATGCGGAAGGCGGGATGGTGCTGAAGAAAAATTGGGTAAAGGGGCGCTATATGCTGACCATTTCCACACAAGAACTGGAACAGCAAGCGCCTAAAATTCTGGAAAAGAAGTTGTATTTGTTCCTGAAGGGGTGTTTCGATGCTTAATGAGATTATCAAAGGAATTTCAATGGCACTGAACGCCGCCTTTGGGGATGGGTATGAAATCTATCAGAATGATGTGGAACAGGGTTTGAAAGAACCCTGTTTTTTGATTGCCGTTTTACAACCGGAAATCACGCCCATGCTTGGGCGGCGCTTTATCAAGAGGAACCCATTTGACATTCAGTATTTTCCGACCAACCCCCGCAATAATGCGGAGATGTTCACCGTTGCGGAAACGATGATGGAAGCCTTGGACTTCATCACGCTTCCCAGCGGTGATCTTCTTCATGGAACCAGCGTGAATTATGAGATTGTGGACAATGTACTTCATTTCTTTGTGAACTATAACTTGCCCATGATCCGCCCCGCTGAAGAAACCTATATGGAAACCTTGGAAACCGAGGTTGGAACCATTGGAGGGGATTAAAAATGCCTACGACCAAAACCAGAAAGCCCAAGACAGCGGAAGCGGCCCCGCCTGTTTCCAATGTCCCGGTTTTCACCAAAAGAAATATCCTGACCTTCCAGCGATACGCCAAGCGGCGTGATCTTCTGTCCGTTTTGCTGGAAGATGGAAAGGAATACACGATGGAGCAGGTGGACAGCTTGCTTCAAAACTTTTTCAAGAAAGGCAAGGTGAATTGATATGGCCCTTGGCGGCGGCACTTTTTTGACGCAGAACAAGATTCTGCCCGGTGCATATATCAACTTCATTTCGGTTGCGAATGCAAGCGCCACCCTCTCTGATCGTGGTATTGCGACCATCCCCCTTGAAATGAATTGGGGGCCTGAAGGTGAGGTTATCACCGTTGAACTTGGGGAGTTCCAGAAGAATTCCCAAAAGATTTTCGGCTATGCGTACACGGCGGACGAACTGAAGCCCATGCGTGAGATTTTCAAACACGCCCAAACGGTTCACTTCTTCCGCCTGAATTCCAGCGGCGCAAAGGCCGCTTGCACTTATGCAACGGCCAAATACCCCGGCACCCGTGGGAATGACCTTCGTATTGTCATTGAGGAAAATGAAAACAGTCAGCCGGAAAGCAAACTGTATGATGTTTCCACTTTCCTTGGCACTGTCCAAGTGGATCAGCAGAAGGCCATTTCTAAAATGACTGACCTGAAGCCCAATGATTATGTGGACTTCAAAACAGAAGGAAGCCTTGCTGTGACTGCTTCCACCCCCCTTACCAGCGGCACCAATGGGAGTGTGGAGGATGCGGCTTATCAAACCTATCTGGATAAGATGGAAGCCTATACCTTCAACGCTATGGGTTGCCCCACCAACAAATCCACCATTGCTGAACTGTTTTCTGCCTTCTGTAAGCGGATGCGGGATGATGTGGGCAAGAAGTTTCAGGTGGTATGCTTCCGCAAGCTGGCCGACTATGAAGGCACCGTGAGTGTGAAGAACACCATTGTTGGTGAAACCGATGATCCCGCCCTGATCCCGTGGGCAACCGGCGTGATTGCGGGAACCGCCGTGAATAAGTCCGCAACCAATATGGACTATGACGGGGAATATCAGATTGATACTGATTATACCCAAAGCGAATTGGAAGCCGGTATTCTGGAAGGTTCGTTCATGTTCCATCTGGTGGATGAAAAGGTTGTGGTTTTGGAGGATATTAACACCTTCATTTCCGTGACGGATGAAAAGTCCGGGGACTTTTCCAGCAATCAGACAATCCGGGTTCTGGATCAGATTGCCAATGATATTGCTGTTCTGTTCGGCAAGAAGTACCTTGGCAAAGTTCCCAATGACGCTTCCGGGCGGATCAGCCTGTGGAACGATATTGTGAAGCACCATCAGGAGCTTCAGAATATCCGGGCTATTGAGAACTTCTCCAGCGATAATGTGACGGTTGCCCAAGGCGATACCAAGAAGGCCGTTGTGGTGACGGACTATGTTACCCCGGTCAACGCTATGGCCCAGCTTTATATGACTGTCTATGTCCAGTAAGAAAGGGGTGTAAGAGTATATGGCAACTGTAATGCAAGCCAAGGACGCAGTTTCCGCTTCTTTGGCCGAATGCTTTGTAACCATTGGGGATAACCGTTACAATTTCATGCAGGCTATCAACCTTGAAGCCAACTTTGAGAAGAATAAGACGGAAATCCCCATTTTGGGCAAGACCGGCAAGGGTAACAAATCCACCGGTTGGAGTGGTACGGGTTCCGCAACCTTCCACTATAACACCAGCATTTTCCGCCAAATGATGAAGCAGTACAAGGACACCGGCGAGGATGTCTATTTTGACATTCAAGTGACCAATGAAGATCCCACTTCTTCTGTGGGCCGTCAAACCGTGATCCTGAAGGATTGCAACATTGATGGCGGCATTCTTACCAAGTTTGACGCTGATGCGGAATACTTGGATGAAGATATGGACTTCACTTTTGAGGATTTCGAGATGCCGGAAGCCTTTACCCTGCTTGCGGGAATGGAGTAACATTGCCAAAACCCGCCCCATTTTGATAATGTGGGCGGGTTTTTCTTTTTTCAATTTCAAAATAGGAGGATTTTAACAATGAGTTTGTCTGCTTTTCTGGCTGAAAATGCCCTGTCCGTTGAGAATGTGAAGTTTGTTGCTTCCAAGCGGTTTTTGTCTGATGAATTGGACGATAAGGGCAAGCGGAAGCCTATGGAATGGGAGATCAAGGCCATTACCGGCACCGAGGATGAAGCCCTTCGGAAGTCCTGTGCCAAGCGGTTTCCCGTTCCCGGCAAGAAAAACCAGTATCAGAAGGAAACCGACTATGATCTGTACCTTGGCAAGCTGGCTGTGGCCTGTACGGTGTTCCCCAACCTGAATGACAAGGAACTTCAGGACAGCTATAAGGTGATGGGCGCTGAAGCCCTTCTGAAAACCATGCTGACCCCCGGCGAGTATGCCGATTACCTGACCAAAGTTCAGGAGGTTTGCGGGTTTGAAACCACCCTTCAGGATGAGGTGGACGAGGCAAAAAACTAATTGAAGAAGGTGATGGTGAAGCAAATATCGCTTACTATTGCCTTCACGAACTGCATTTGACACCATCTGCTTTTCTGGACTTGCCCCGGAAAGAACGGGCCTTCATTATTGCGGCCATTGATATTCGGGTGGAGCGGGAAAAGAAGAAACAGAAAGAAATTGAACGGAAACAGCGCCGGGGCCGCAGAAAGTAACTGTTGGCCCCGGCCCTCTGCTATGGAAAGAAGGTGAACCCCTATTGGCAACCATTAGAACGGCAATCGCCCTATATGACGGTGTTACTGCCCCGCTGAAGTCCATGCACAAGGCTATGAACATTGTGCTGAACAGCTTTGAAGCCATGCAACGGGCTTCTGGTAATTCTGTGGACACTTCAGCCATTCGGGAAGCCCGTGAAGAACTGGCAAGAGCCGGGGCCGCCTTCGATTCCATTGAAGAAAATATTCGGAATGCTGGCAACCAGCAAGACCGCTTCAACAGGCGGATCAGGGACGGCACCACCGCCGCTGATGGCCTTTGGAGCAAGCTAAAAGGCATTGCGGCCACCGTGGGTGGGTTGGCGGCTGTAAAGAAAATTCTTGGGGTTTCTGACCAGCTTACCAGCACAAATGCCCGGTTGAATAACGCCATGATCAACTTTGATGATGGCGGTTCCCTTACTGACCTTGAAAAAAAGGTAATGGCTTCGGCGCAACGATCCAGAACTTCCTATATGGATGCCGCTTCTTCCATTGCAAAATTGGGCCTAAATGCCCGTGATGCGTTTGGAAGTATGGATGAAGTGATTGCCTTCCAAGAACTGATTAACAAACAGTTTATTATTGGCGGTGCGAGTGTTCAGGAACAGCAAGCCGCCATGATCCAGCTTACCCAAGCAATGGCTTCCGGTGTGCTTCGTGGTGAAGAACTAAACAGCGTATTTGAACAGGCCCCCGGAATTATTCAGAGTATAGCAGATTACTTGGATGTTTCCATTGGTGAAATCCGGGCTATGGCCGCAGAAGGTCAACTGACCGCCGATGTAGTGAAAAATGCCATGTTTGCGGCGGCGGATGATATTGAAACCAAGTTTTCAAATATGCCCAAAACTTGGGGGCAAATTTGGATCGGGATGAAGAACAAGGCCCTGTCTATCTTCAATCCTATTCTGAACAAGGTAAATCAAGTTGCTAATAGCGAAAAGTTCACCCAAGTAACGAATGGAGTTATCAACGGCCTTGCCGGGATCGCTTCTGTTGCAACGGTGGTGCTTGACCTTCTGATTGGCGGTGCCGCTTTGGTGGTGGATAATTGGTCATGGCTTGCCCCTATTGTTGGCGGTGTTGCAACGGCTTTTCTTGTTTTGAATGGAGCCATGCTTGCCTATAAAACAGTGACCGGCATTGTGAATGCGCTGGAAACCGTAAAGGCCGCAAGACTGGCTATGACTACCGTTGCAACCGGAGCACAGACCACCGCCACCTTTGCCCAAACAGCGGCCCAATACGGCCTGAATGCGGCTTTGATGGCTTGCCCCCTTACATGGATCATCCTTCTGATTATCGCCGTGATTGCGGCTATCTATGCGGCTTGTGCGGCGGTTGCAAAGTTCACCGGTATTGCCAATAGCGGCTTCGGTGTGATTTGTGGCGGAATCATGGTGGTAATTGCCTTCTTCAAAAACCTTGGCCTGTCCGTGGCAAATATCGCCTTGGGTATCTGGAACGCTTTGGGGGCTTGTGCTTCCAATATCGGAACGGCCTTCCACAATGTTATTTCCAATGTTCAGGGGTGGTTTTACAACCTTCTTTCTACGGCCCTTACTGTTGTGGCGGGTATCTGTGAAGCCCTGAACAAATTGCCCTTCGTTGAGTTCGACTATTCCGGGATCACCAGCAAAGCAAGCGAATATGCGGCCAAGTCCGCTGAAGCCTATGGGAATGTTGAGGAATATAAAAGCGTGGCCGATGCCTTCAATGAAGGAATGTCTACCTTTGACACCTTCCAAGATGGTTGGGCCGCTGATGCCTTTGCTTCCGGTGCCGCTTGGGGTGATGGCGTGGCCGATAAGGTTTCCGGTATGTTTGATTTTTCCGCCTTGGATTCTATGGGGGCTGATTCTTTGGATGCCTTCAACCTTGGCAATGATCTTGATAGCATTTACGGGAACACCGGCGATATTGCAAACAACACAGCGGCCACCGCTGATGCCTTGGATATTGCTGAAGAAGATTTGGCCTATCTTCGTGACATTGCGGAGCGTGAAGCAATCAACCGGTTCACTACCGCTGAAATCAAGGTTGAACAGCACAATGAAAACCACATTTCCAAAGATGCTGATTTGGATGGGATCATGGATGCTTGGGCCAATGACTTTGCTGAAAAGCTGGAAGTTTCTGAAGAAGGGGTGCATGAGTAATGGCATATAAACTGTATATGGCGGGAACGCTTATGCCCATCACCCCTTCCAAGGTGACGGTGAAGATCAACAACCAGAACAAGACCATGACCCTGATCAACGGGGAAGAAATCAATATTCTGAAGGCCGCTGGCCTTTCGGATGTGTCCTTTGAATTGGTTCTTCCCCAAGTGTCCTATCCCTTCAGCAATGGTGGAGCGCAAAGCGCCGCCTATTACCTGTCCTTGTTTGAACGGCTGAAGGTGAGCAAGACCCCGTTCCAATTCATTCTGAACCGGCAGAAGCCCGGTGGCGGGATGTTCCATTACACCAATTTGACCGTTGGCCTTGAAACCTATGAAATCACCGATGATGCCGGTGAAGGCTTTGATGTGAAGGTGAAGATCAACCTGAAGCAGTACAGAGCCTATGGCACCAAGACCGTGACCGTGCAACCGGCCAAGACTTCCGGGGGAACCGCCACCGCAACGGTTAAGGCGGCACCCCGGCCCACCACAACGGCCCAAAAAGCCGCCACCTATACGGTGAAATCTGGTGATTGCCTTTGGAACATTGCCAAGAAGCAGTTGGGCAACGGGGCCGATTACACAAAAATCTATAATCTGAACAAGGACAAAATCAAGAACCCGAACCTGATCTATCCCGGTCAGGTTCTTACTTTGCCTTCCTGAAAGGGGTGATTCCGTTTGGCAGTTGAATTGTTCATCCAGCATAACAGCACCATTCAATTCCCTGTTGTCGAGGAAGGCGCACGGCTGACCTTGGAACGCAAGGGAACCCCCGGCAAGTTGGAGTTCACCGTTGTCAAGGGGCCGGGGCTGAACTTTGCTGAAGGTGATCCGGTGAAGCTGACTGTGAACGGAACCGCCATGTTCTATGGCTTTGTGTTCAAGAAGAAGCGTGACAAGGGCGGCACCATTGATGTTGTGGCCTATGATCAGTTGCGCTATCTGAAGAACAAGGACACCATCACGGAAGAAGGGCTGAAGGCTTCTGACCTTCTGAAGCGCATTGCAACAGATTTCCGGTTGAACCTTGGCACGGTGGAAGATACCGGTTATACCCTTGAAACCATCGTAGAAGAAAACCAAACCCTGTTTGATATGATCCAGAGCGCCCTTGATGAAACCCTGATGAATACCAAACAGCTTTATGTTCTATATGACGATGCTGGGAAGCTGACCCTGAAGAACATCAATACCATGAAGCTGAACCTTCTGATTGATGAAGAAACCGGGGAAAACTTCAGCTATGAATCCAGTATTGATGAACAGACCTATAACAAGATCAAGCTGGCCTATAACGATGAAAAAACCGGTAAGCGGGAATTGTTCATTGCACAGGACGGGGCGAAAATGAACCAATGGGGTGTTCTTCAGTATTTTGAAGAAGTTCAGACTAAAACGGGCGCTTCCGCCAAGGCGGATGCCCTGTTGAAGCTGTACGATCAGAAAACCCGCAAGCTGACCATTCAGAACGCTTTCGGTGATGTGCGGGTTCGTGCTGGAAGCGCCGTGGTGGTGGCCCTGAACCTTGGCGATATTGTCACCAACAATTACATGGTGGTGAACAAAGTCACCCATACCTTCAGGGGTGATGAACACATGATGGAACTTGACCTGATCGGGGGTGAATTTATTGCCTAATCCTGTTGAAGTGGTGAAACGGGCGGCGGTGGAAGCTGTGGAAGCCGGGAAACCGGTGAACATCCTGTTTGGAACTGTCCTTTCCGCTTCACCCTTGAAAATTCAGGTGGATCAGAAATCCATCTACACTTCCAAAATGCTGATCCTGACCCGGAATGTGACTGATTTTGAAGTTGATATGACGGTGAACCACAGCACCGAGGACAAAGGCGGTGGTTCCGGTGCGGCGGCTTATGAAGCCCACAAACACGCCTATGTTGGCAAGAAAACCTTCAAGGTTCACAACGCTTTGAAGGCCGGTGAAAAGGTGCTTCTGATCCGGGTTCAGCAAGGAAAGAAATTCGTGGTTATTGACCGAGTAAAGGGGGCTTGATGATGATTCCGCAAGTGCAGGATGATATTAAACAGGATTTCACCATTGAAACCCTTCCAAGCCGTACTTTCAGGATGAACCACAACAACCTGACCATCATCGGCACCATTGATGAAATCCAAGCTGTGGAACAGGCGGTTTTCCTGATCCTGAACACAGAACGCTATGAATGGTTGATCCATTCTTGGGATTATGGGGTTGAACTTCATAATCTGATCGGGAAAGATGTGGAATACTGTATTCCCGAAATTGAACGCCGGGTTCGTGAAGCCTTGCTTCAGGATGATAGGATCACGGCGGTTCAGAACTTTGAATTTACGGTGAACAAAAAGAAAGTGCTGACTACCTTCACGGTGGTCAGCATTTTTGGCGAAATCAATGCAGAATTGGGGGTTGAAATCTGATGTATGAAGCACAGACCTATGAAGCAATCCTTTCCCGGATGCTTCAGAAGGCGCTTTCCATCAATGGCAATTTGGACACCCGTGAAGGTTCGTTGGTTTGGTGCGGTGATGCCCCCGCCGCCGTGGAATTGCAGAACCTTTATATTGCCCTTGATACGGTGCTGAATGAAACCTTTGCAGACACCGCAACCCGCCCTTATCTCATTTTGAGGGCGGCAGAAAGGGGGCTGAAACCGCAACCGGCAAGCCCCGCCGTGTTGCAGTTAAGCATTACACCAACTACCTTGCACCTTCCCATGAACACCCGCTTTTCCATTGGAGAACTGAACTATTATGTTTCGGCTGACCGTGGAAGTGGTAAGTATGAAATCACTTGTGAAACCGCTGGTGAAGCCGGTAATGACTACACCGGAACAGTGATTCCCATTGAGTATGTGGACGGGCTTGAAACCTGTTCCATTTCCGCCGTGGTGATCCCCGGTGAGGATGAAGAAGATACCGAAGTTTTCAGACAGCGTTACATGGATAGCCTGAACGCCCAAGCCTTCGGCGGCAACCGTGCGGATTATCTGGAAAAGGTGAACGCCATTCCCGGCGTGGGCGGTGTGAAGGTATATCGGGTTTGGAACAGCGATTTGAACCCGGCCAAGCTGATCCCGCCCACGGGAACCGACACTTGGATCAGCGGCCTTTCCGGTGTGTCCGAGGAAATCAAGGCGTGGTTGAATGCTGTGTATGCGGCGGGAGCCAATAGCAAGCTGACCGTGGGCGGAACCGTGAAGCTGGTGATCATCAACAGTTCCTTCAAGAAGCCTTCGGAAGCCCTTGTGGATCAGGTGCAGACCGCAGTTGACCCCCTTCAGAACGCCGGTGAAGGCGTGGGCATTGCCCCCATCGGCCATGTGGTGAGGGTTGAAGGCGTGGGTGAAGATACCATCAACCTTTCCTTCGATCTGTACTATCAGCGGGAATGGAGTTGGGATGATGTTTCCGCCTATGTCACGGAAGCAATCAACGGTTACTTCTTGGAACTGGCCCAAAGTTGGGCAGACCAGAATGAAGCCCTTGTGGTTCGTATCAGTCAGGTGGAAAGCCGCCTGTTGGGAATCACCGGTATTCTGGATATTGCCAACACCAAGATCAACGGTGAAGCGGCGAACTGTACCCTGACCCTTGACCACATCCCGGTTTTGGGAACCATTGAGCCGGGAACCATCGTGATCAGCGGATAAGGGGGCCGGGAGCATGGAACGCAAACTGATTGATTATCTTCCCTATGTCATTCGTGATTATGCGGAGTTTCAGGGGATCATGGGGAGCGAACAGCCGGAAATTGAAAAGGCGTGGAACACCACGGATGATCTTCTTGATAACCAGTTCATTCCCACCGCTGGAAACATGGGCCTTTCCCGGTGGGAAAAGATTTTGGGGATCACCCCCAAAGGCACGGACAGTCTTGAAGATCGCCGGTTCCGTATTCTGACCCGGATCAATGAAGAACTTCCGTACACCTTGCCCCAGCTTCGGAACATCCTTGAAACGCTGTGCGGGAAGGGAAACTATTCCGCTGATGTGGAAGAAGGCACCTATCAGCTTCTTGTGAAAATCGGGTTGGCCGCAAAGAACAACTTCAATGATGTTGAATCTTTGCTGAACCGGGTTGTTCCCCAAAACATGGTTGTGACCTTGCTTCAGCTTTATAACACCCATGCGGAACTTGGGCGGTTTACCCATGCCCAGCTTGCCGCCTATACCCATAATCAGTTGAGAAACGAGGTTTTGAAGAATGGCGAATAAAACAACCAACTACAAGCTGACTAAACCCCTTGAATCTGAATTTTATGATGTAGGGGTTCAGAATGAAAACATGGATAAGATTGATACCCAAATGAAGGCCAATGCGGATGCCATTGAAGCCCTTCAGAAAGGTCAATCCGGGAAGGCTGATCTGGTGGACGGTAAGGTTCCCGCCGAACAGCTTCCTAACATGAACTATGATAAAAAAGGCACGGCAGAAAGCAAGGTGAGCGAACACAACCTTGACCAAACCGCCCACCCGTATCTGTTGAACCAGATCGGAACCTGTGTGGAAGCGGCACAGAACGCACAGAATGCCGCAAATGCGGCCTTGGATGCTGTGTCCGGTATCGTCTATACCATCAATGTTCTTCCTTCGCAGAATGGCACCCTGACCTATAACGGACAGGCCCAAAGCCCTTCTTGGAACGCTTATAACCCCGATGCGCTGACCTTGGGCGGCGTGACTACCGGCACCAATGCGGGAACCTACACGGCCACTTTCACCCCCAAGGGGCAGTATAAGTGGGCGGATGGTACGCAGACCACCAAGGAAGTGACTTGGACGATCAACGCCGCCACCATGACGGTTCCCACGCAGAAGAACAGTCTGACCTATACCGGTTCGGCACAAAGCCCCACTTGGAACAACTATGACAGCGGGAAAATGACGCTTGGAGGAATTACCAGCGGCACGAACGCCGGTTCCTACAATGCCACCTTCACACCGAAAACGAACTACAAGTGGGCTGATGGAAGCACCGGGGCCAAAACGGTTGCTTGGAGCATTGCCAAGGCCGCTGGTAGTTTGTCTTTGAATAAGACTTCCATCAAACTGACCGCCGCAAAGACCACGGACACCATCACCGTGACAAGAGCCGGTAACGGCACAATCACAGCCACTTCCAGCGCCCCCACGGTGGCTTCTGTGAGTGTTTCCGGTTCGGTGGTAACTGTTACCGCCAAGACCAAAGGAAGCGCTACAATCACCGTCAGCGTGGCCGCTGGCACCAACCACACGGCCCCGGCCAATAAGACCTGTTCCGTTGAGGTGACATTGCCCACCAAGGTTCTGAACGATAACAGTTGGGCAACCATCCGGGAAGTCAGTTCCGCAGGTTTGGGGGCCAACTATTGGGCCGTTGGTGATGTGAAATCCATCGTTCTGAATGGCACCGTGAGGAATTACACTTTCAGCAACTTGACCGTAAACGCCTTTATTTTGGGCTTCAACCACAATTCCGCCAAGGAAGGTGCGAACAAGATTCACTTCCAAATCGGGAAGATCGGTTCCACGGCAGTTGCTTTGTGTGATAGCAATTATAACAACACCGGTGATGGTTTCCGCATGAATACCAGTCAGACGAACAGCGGCGGTTGGAACGCTTCACACATGAGAAAAACCGTATTGGGCAACAGTAACACCCCCACAAGCCCGTTGGCGAATAGCTTGATGGCGGCGCTTCCCGCCGATTTGAGGGCGGTTATGCAACCCGTGACCAAGTACACAGATAATACCGCCAACGGTGGTGGCAATGTTCAGAGCTATGTAACGGCAACTACTGATTACCTGTTCTTGCTTGCTGAATTTGAAGTGTTTGGAACAAGAAGCTATGCAAATAGCTATGAACAGAATTATCAGGCACAATACGATTACTACAAAGCCGGTAATAGTAGAGTAGCCTATAATCATTCCGCCGTGTCCACGGCGGTGTGGTGGTGGCTTCGTTCCCCTTATTACAACTACTACAATTGTTTCCAGCATGTCAATATGGATGGCAGCAACGGCAATAACTATGCCAATTACTGTGCTGGTGTGCGGCCCGGCTTTGCCGCCTAATCCCCCGCAGGATGATCCCGCCCCCATCCCGCCGCCG